TCGTTGAGTTTGAGTCCTAGTCTGTCGATGGTATCAAAGTATTCACTTTCGTGTTTACTTGTCCACGCTGCTGCGAAGTCGTCTCCGCATGAGACAAATGGCTCATAGTAACTACCTCGGAATTTGGGATACTTCGTTCGCGTTTCCGCGATCGCCCGAAATCCGGCAAAGTGGTTGAGAATAGACAAGATGGGCCATGTCAATGGCAGGCCCATGAGGATTCCGCGTTTAGATGTGAACGCGAGGTCCTTATTCTCCTTCCCACCATCCCATCGCATGGGTCCTAACAGACTTGCGCCGATGGTGTGGTATAGAGGGGGAATCGAGTCACCCAGTGCTTCTGTGATTCCGTCCCACACGGCGAGTGCGATGTCGTGTGGTATGTAATCAGAGGCAGCGCTGAGGTCTGCACTAGTTAGAGTAAAATCTTCCTCGTGCACGTATTCTTCAGCTCCTTTTTTGACTCCACTGGGAACGCCGCTTTCCCCTAGGAGTGAGTAGTTATGGACTCGAGATTTCTTTAGGAGGCGCAATAGCAATCCGTTGATCCTTTGACCAAGGACCACCGACATAGCCGGTGACATGGATGCTATTCTGGTTTTCTGTCCCCTTTCGGGTATCAGGACAGGACGCATAGGAAGGGGCTGGTTCGTCACAGCCCACTCCTTGTATTCCTGCTCTGCCAGCTCGCGTGCAACGAGCGGCAGAATTCCAGCGCGCACACTTGTCGGTGCGGTTTGAGGAACCAGGCGTTCGTCTGGATCCTCGACAGGTCTGTTTTTATAGAACTCCGTTGCTAGTGTCGGTAGAGTGAGCCCTATCTCCTCAAGCTGCGTGCTTGGGAGGTTGGGCTCGTTCTCGACCGGCAGCTCTGGAGGTCTATGACCACGGACCTTGCCGCACTTCTCCGAGAAGTATGCGTATGCGCCACCTTTAGACCTCGACACTTCAAGACAGGCTGAGGTGTTGAGCTTCACAGGGGCGAGGCTGCCATCATCCCATTCGTAGTGAGTGTGGTGATCGCGGCCCATCCTGCCGGTTGTCAGGCTGGTTTCCAGCTCCGGAAAACCATCCTGAACGCCCTTTGGATGGCGATCTAATAGTTTCACTATAAACTTCCTTGCGAAGCTACGTAGTGATGGTATTATATCGTCGATGCGTGTCTGTTCGTCAGATGTAGGTGCATTCCCTAATCGGTTGCACCATTCGAGCAGTTCTTCCCGCTCAAGTTTATCGGCCACGTCCGTGCCGTTTGAGGGGATAGCTCTGCCGACGCTGGCGAACTTCCATGCACTGCCAGGGGTCCATTCGGACACCAGGCAGCCCCTGATGAAGCCTTGGTTAGCACCTGGGTCGTAAAGACGAGGTGCGAAGCCAACCTTCTGCTGTCGCTCGGGAGCGTACGCGGCGTACGCTTGTGCTTCAGTAGCCCACTGTTTGATGGCTTTGCCTACCGCATGCGCACCTTGGTGTGCTTGGGTCAGGACAAACCATTCTCCTAGAGTGACTAACCCTCTCCATCCAGCTAGCGCTGAGTGGCAGGGTTTGCCCTGACGATCTTTGATCGCCAGACCTCGATAGGAAGTGGGAAGCGCAAGCGACAGCGCTCCCTGAAGTGCGATCCATTGTCGCGATGATCTCTCTTTATCTTTCACCGTTTTAGCTAACTCCTGGCCTACTGCAGCCAGGAGACTATTCGGAAGCTTGTCAGGAAGATGGGGCCTTCTCCCTGTTTTCTTACAAGTACTGAATAGTCGTAGCAAACTTGCGTAATCCTTCGGTAGGACTACGCGTATGGCCTGATTCCTTCCACCTGGAATCTCGCCAAGCGCGTGGACCTTCGACGTGTTCGCCGATGTGGTCGTTGCTCCTTGCGATGC